TATACTACCGTTATATGTAAACCACACAGATTATAGAGGGCCACGGTCATGGGAAAGAAAATCAAAGGCAAATACAAAGAGCTAAGTCTGGTTGAAGGTTTGACGGCCAACGGGGACTATCCATCAGGCTCATATCTTACGCTACAGGGCGATAGGGCGATTGCCATCTATGGAGAGTTTGACACCTCAACGCTGAGTTTTGTTTTCTATACTGAAAAGTCAGATGGAAATCTGAGTGAATTGCCGGTATCAACAGACTTCACGTTTACATCAATCCCTGATTTGCAGCGGTTTAGCTTCCCGGCTGACTGTCCTTTCAAGATCCGGGTGGCAAGCGTGGGCGCTTCTACTGATCTCAGCGTTAACGTTCATTTGGTGCGGTGATGGATAAACGACCAGTAGGAAGACCAAGAACAACCGTAGAAGACCTCCCGCAAGACTGGAAGCAGATCATTATGGACTGCGGGCAGGAGGGCGGAAGTGCTGTTGAAATGCAGTGCATGGTTGGAGTGGCGCGTAGTGCATGGGAAACACTATTGGAAGATTCGGAAGATTTTCGTGCAACCGTAAAAAGCGCGCAGGCCTTATGCCAGGTGTGGTGGGAGCGTCAGGGGCGTAAAATGACGACCGGCGCGGACGGCAATGCGACCGTGTGGATCTTTAACATGAAGAATCGGTTTAGCTGGCACGACAAGCAGCAGCTTGACCACACTACCAACGGCGAATCAATCAATAGGGTAGAGCGTGTCATCATCGACCCTACAAATAAAGACTCCTAGATGGTCCCTCCCGTTATTGCAGCCAGGCCGCATCAAGGGCGCAAAAGGTGGGCGTTCTAGCGGCAAATCACATTTTATGGCTGAAATGCTAGTGGAGGAGCATGTAAGGAACCCCGACTGCCAAACGGTTTGCGTCAGAGAGATACAAAAATCACTAAAATTTTCCGCAAAGAAGTTGGTCGAAGATAAAATACGGGCGCTTGGTGTTGCTCACTTGTTTGAGGTGACGCTAACAGAGATTCGGAGAATCGGGGCAGATGGGGTTATAATTTTTCAAGGCCTTCAAGACCACACCGCAGACTCCATAAAGTCCCTAGAAGGATTTGACCTTGCATGGTGCGAAGAGGCCCAAAGCCTTAGCCACCGATCCATAGAGCTCTTAGTCCCAACAATTCGCAAACCCGGCAGCGAGCTGTGGTTTAGCTGGAACCCAGAGCAGCCGGATAACTCAGTTGAAACCCTGTTCAAAGACAATCCCGACGCGATCCTGGTCCATGTTAATTATTACGACAATCCTTGGTGCCCCGAGGAAATGGTAAAGCTGGCAGATTGGCAGCGTCGTGTAGACTATGAGCGGTACGCACACATCTGGATGGGTGAGCACAATACAAAGTCAGAAGCGCAGGTATTTAAAAACTGGCGCGTTGATGAATTTGAACCTGACGAATCGTTTGGCGACCCGATGTACGGGCTAGATTTTGGCTTTGCAAATGACCCTAGTTGCTTTGTTCGTACATACATAAAGGCAAATACACTGTATATAGATCAGGATGCAGGGCGCATAGGGCTAGAGCTAGACGACACGGCAAAGTATTTTAAAGAACATGATCAGTGGATTGAGCGTTATGCAATCAGGGCAGACAGCGCAAGACCGGAATCAATAAGCTACCTAAAGCGGCACGGTCTACCCAAGATGCAGGGCGTTAAGAAGTGGCCTGGCAGCGTTGAGGATGGCGTGGAGTTTATCAAGTCCTTTGATGAAATAGTCATTCACACATCTTGCAAAGCAATGCAGGAAGAGGCCAGGCTTTACAGCTACAAAGTGGACAAACGCACAGGCGATATACAGCCCATTATAAAAGACGACAACAACCATCGGTGGGATGCTGTTAGATACGCGCTCCAGCCGCTCATAACGGCCAAGAGTGCGCCACGAGTTCGCTCACTATGATCACGAGCATATATCCGTTAAACTTGACACACAATTCAATAGCATGCAGGGCGACCAATGTTAGACTGGTTTAAGCGTAAACCGGCGCAGGCCAAAGAATCGCGGGCAGGCCCGGTTATGTTCACCGGCAAGAACCAAGCACAGTGGTCGCTTGGCAGCGACAAGATTGGAGCTAAAAAATACGCGGAAGAAGGCTATCAAAAGAACGTTGTGGCCTTCCAGGCGATCAACAAGACCGGCGACGCCATTGCTGCGATGAAATGGATTGCTAAAGATGCGCGAGGAAATGAGGTGAAGGTAAGCGGCCTGCTTGACCTTATCCGACAGCCTAACCCGTTGCAGTCCGGCCCTGAATTCATGCGCGCCCTTGTCGGCTTCTTCAGGATCTCGGGCAATGGGTACATGGAACGGGTCATGGTTGGCCAGCAACCTCGCGAGCTGTATGCGTTGCGACCTGACCGTATGCAAGTAAAGCCAAGCGCGACCGGCTTTCCTGCTGGCTACCGGTTCAGCGTTGGAAGCTCCGGCGCAGACTTCGACGCAGACCCACGCACAGGGAAGAGCGACATCCGGCATATAAAGTCATTCAATCCGCTTGATGACTGGTACGGCATGAGTCCGTTAATGGCCGGGGCGTATGCTGTAGACCAGCATAACGAGTCGATGCAGTGGATGCAGTCTTTGCTTCAGAACGGCGCGGCCCCGTCGGGCGCTATGGAGCTTGGCGAGGGGGCGTTAACGGATGACCAATTCAATCGGCTAAAGGCTGAGATAGACGAGAAGTACACAGGCAGCACGAACGCCGGAAGGCCGATGCTACTGGAAGGCGGCCTAAAGTGGACACAGATGGGGCTGTCTCCTGTAGACGTGGCGATCATAGAGACCAAGTACAGCGCAGCGCGTGACGTCTCTCTGGCGCTTGGGGTTCCTCCTTTGCTTCTGAACATCCCAGGCGATAGCACGTACTCAAATTACAAAGAAGCGCGCTTGGCGTTCTATGAAGAAACCGTTATTCCTCTAGCCGAGTACATCCGTGATGAGCTAAACGCATGGCTGTCTGCATCGTTCGGCGGCGTTACACTTGACATTGACCTCGACAAGATTCCGGCCATTACAGAAAAGCGGCGCGAAATGTGGATGATGGCGGATGCGTCAACCGATCTGACGATTAATGAGCGCCGGGAGATTAAGGGCTATGACAAGCTAACAACTGGCGGCGATGAGATACTGGTTTCGTCTAGTATGATACCGTTAGCAATGGCAGTAGAACCCATCACGCTGCCTCCAGAACTGTCAGCCGACGAAGCAAAGGCTCAGGCGTATGGCCCCCCGAAGACTTCTTGATCAGAACGCACAGCGAGAAAGGCGCAACCAGCAGCTATTGCTTGAGCGGCTATCACGCGTGTCTGAGCGACTGCTATCCAAAGAAATAGCCACGACTACCCTGGCGATGGTTAAACGCTGGCAGGCATCTGGGCAGGTTTCACTGCCTGACGAACACGCACGCCGCATTGAGTCGCTACTAGGGCGAATATGGCGAGCATCCATTGAAGGCATGGCCAAGCGTATTATCGCAGCGGCAAAGGGCAGCAGCGGGCCGGGTGTCATCAAAGAACAGGCCAAGTGGGATCTGTTTGTTGCTCAGTACATTGCTCAGTTTGGCGGCGAGAAAATCACACAGATCAGTGACACGACCCGCGCTCAGATAATGGCGCAGATCGCTATAGGCCAAAGCGCCGGGTTAGGGCAGCTAGAAATTGCTAAACTAATATCAGGCAATGCCCCGTTGATTGGTAGGCAACGTGGCGCACTGATAGCCAGGACAGAGACGCACGGCGCAGGCAACTACGGCGCAAAGAAGCAGGCCGAATCAACCGGGCTTAAGTTGCGGCGGGAATGGATTGCAGCCAGCCAGCCAGGACGTACACGCGATGCGCACGAAGATGCGAATGAGCAGGTAGTGGGTATGGATGAGCCTTTTGAGGTTGACGGCGAACTCTTGGATTATCCTGGCGACCCATTGGGTAGTGCTGCTAATGTGATAAACTGCCGGTGCGCGGTGGGGTATATTGTGATTGATTAATAGACCTAAACGGTATAAGACAGGCCCGCATTATGTGGGTTTTTTTGTGTCTAAGGTGTTGCAATTTTGCTACACATTAACTATGTTTAGCTGACGCACATAGATGGATCAACGCTATGACTGAAGCCGTCCCCGCATGGGAATACGTCGTCACTAAACACGACCGCAACGTAACGTCCGCAGCGTCGTCACTAGGGGTCAGCCGGTCAACACTGCACAGAGCCATGAACTCGGGTTACGTCATTCACGGCAAGCTGTACACAAGCAAGAGGAAGACGGTATGAACAGATCACAGCTACTAGCAAGGCGCGCAGACCATAGCACCTCACACCTTCTGCACCTTGTCCTGTCAGTCATCACAGCGGGCTTCTGGGTGCCGGTGTGGATACTTGTCACCATGAGCCATGCGGTTGAGCGCGGGCGGATTGATCGGAAACTTGGAAGGGAAGAGTGATGCACACTGAAAATTATCAGATAAAGTTTTCATGGCTATTGATAAAATTAGCAACATATCTAGCCCAAAAAATATCGGTTTAGCTATAAAAAATGGTGACGGATTTTGGATATTTAGACCGCTGGTCAGTGAGTTTGAAACATGGCAGCTTATGGACATTGCTCAGACAGTAGGTATGATGAACCAGAATAAGCCCTTGTAAGGGCAGAAAAGAAAACAAACGATCAAGCCTAGGCAGAGGTGGCGCTAATAACACTGTCAGCCAGAGCCCTCGAACCTCCTAGCAGTACCGTATAGAGGGTGATCTAGACGCATAAGCTACGAGACAGCTAGACCCGCAGACGCGGGTCTTTTTACGCCTGTACTTTACTTTCGCAAAATGTGCTATCATGACCCAAAGTTATAGAACCACAGCGCAACCATGAGGCGCGGGCATGAATCAAAAGCACTTTACGAGTACGCTGCAGATAAAGGCGATGGACGACACTGGCATGTTCGAGGGCTATGCCAGCGTGTTTGGCGTTCAGGATTCTGATGGCGACGTAATTATGAAGGGCGCTTTCAAAAACACCATCGTCAAGTCCAAAGAAACTGGCCGTATGCCAAAGATGCTTCTGCAGCACGACATTCGCAACCTGGTTGGCAAGTACACCGACATTCAAGAAGACGAGAACGGCCTGTTTGTCAAAGGCCGGATCATCATGGAAACCCAACAGGGCCGCGAGACATTTGCTCTGCTCAAAGAAGGCATCCTTGACGCCATGAGTGTGGGCTTTAATATCCCGCCCGGTGGCGCTTTTGGCATGAATCATGGCCTAATGATTGAAGAAGTTGATCTGATGGAGATCAGTCTGGTGACATTCGGCGCTAATCCCGAGGCAATGATCACTAGCGTAAAGTCCATCAAAGATTTTGAGAGGCTCCTGCGTGACGCTGGATACTCAAGAAAGGAAGCCACGGCCATTGCGAGCCATGGTTACAAAGCGGCATCTGATCAGAGTGATTCTGAGGCTGAAGCGCTTGAAGCGACACGAAACCTCTTAAACAAACTTAAAGGATATTCCTAATGGCTGATGAGCTGAAGGACGTAATCGAAGGTCTTGGCAAAACGTTTGACGAGTTCAAGAAAAAGAACGACGAGCGTTTAGTTCAGATCGAAAAAGACGGTAAGGCCGACCCCCTGCTAGAAGGTCAGCTTACCAAAATGAACGCGCAACTGGACGAGCTGGGCGAAATTAAGACCCGCTTGACCGAAGCGGAGAACGCATTTGCACGTCGAACCCCTGCCGCTGATGATGGCACATCTGGCAAGATGCAAGAAAAGGCCGACCAGTTTGCACGCATGGTTGCAAAGAGCCGGGGGATTCCTGCCTCTGAGCTGGTCAAGGACTTTGGCCCAAAAGGCTTGAGCGAGTACAAGGCCCATTTTCAGGAGTGGATGCGCAAAGGCGACCGCTACGCAAATCAGCCTGAAGCCCTAAAGTCTCTCTCTGTCGGATCAGATCCTGACGGCGGTTACTTTGTAGAGCCTGATACCTCTGGCCGCATCGTTACCAAGATCTTTGAAACCTCGCCTATGCGCCAGGTCGCCAACGTACTATCAATCGGCACCGACGCGCTCGAAGGCATCTTTGACCTTGACGAAGTTGGCTCAGGCTGGGTATGCGAGACAGAAGCTCGGCCCGATACCAGTACACCAAAGCTGGCAGCATGGCGCATCGCGGTACACGAGATGTACGCGCAGCCGCTTATTACGCAGAAGTTGTTGGATGATTCTCTGGTCGATCTGGAGTCTTGGCTTGCCGAGAAAGTTTCTACCAAGTTCGCACGTAAAGAAAACGCGGCCTTTGTAGTCGGTGACGGCGTTGGCAAGCCACGCGGCTTCCTGACCTATCCAGCGGGCACTACCCTGCCCGGTAGCATTCAGCAGGTTAGCACTGGCGTATCAGGCGGCTTTGCTACTGACGGGACTGGCGGCGACGTGCTGCTGGATGCCATTTACAGCCTGAAGCAAGGCTATCGCCCGAACAGCCGTTGGTTCATGCCAAGGACTGCCACTGGTCAAGTTCGTCAGCTTAAGGCAGAGGATGGGACTTACTTGTGGGCACCTGGCATCGGCGCAACTCAACCGGCTACGTTGCTGGGCTATCCGATCCTTGAATTTGACGATATGCCGCAGATCGGCGCTAATTCTCTGTCAATTGCCTACGGCGATATGAACGAGACTTATCAGATCGTTGACCGTATCGGTGTGCGCGTGTTGCGTGATCCGTTTACCTCTAAGCCCTACATTAAGTTCTACACAACTAAGCGTGTGGGCGGCGATGTAATCAACTTTGAAGCAATGAAGATCATTAAATTCGCTTCATAATCGCACGGGGCTTCGGCCCCACAACTTAATTTAGAGGGTAATAATATGGCGACTCGTGACACAAACGCACGCGCTGATGTAGAAGAAAGCATCCGACCGCAGGTAGCGACCGGAAACGTAACAGGCCAATCAATCAACTTGCGCGGGTCTGATGGCGTTCTGTTTGCCGTATCGACTGGCGCAAAGTCTGGTACTGCGGGTGATGCCACTGTCTTCCTTGAGGAGTCAGTGGATAACTCCACATTCACCAACGTAGCAGACGATGACATTCTCGGCTCTGAGCCCACGCTGGCGGCGAACACCGCGTATCAGTTTGGGTATATCGGCAGCAAGCAATACGTCCGCGCTCGCTTCACTATCGGCGGCGAGACTAACTGCGCTGTCTCTGTTGTCGGTGTGCGCGAATACCTGCACCAAGAGCCCATAGGCTTTACCGTAGAATCAGTGGTATAAACTACTCAGGGCCATGGACGGCCCTAATCATTACAAGGTGCTGCGATGAAAGTCACACTGATCAAAGACTACGACGTGGCACCAGACGGCCATACGACGTTTAAGCTAAAGGCGGGCACCGAGGTAGAGGGCACAATCGCAGAGATGGCTGTACGTGACGGTAAAGCCCTTGCACCGGCCAAACAGCTACCCAAGCCAAAGTACACAAAGCCGACCGCCGCTAAGCATAGGGGCTAAATAATGGCACTCAGACACCCACTGCATTACAACCAATATCGCGGGCACGTACTGCTAACAGGCCCGGTTGCTGAGCCTGTGTCTGCGATTGACGTAAAAGATCAGCTAGAGCTTGACCCAAACGACACGGCCAAGAATGCGCAGATAGAGCTTTACATAACCGCAGCGCGTGAAATGATCGAGGAGTATACCGGCATTTCGCTGATTACCCAGACATGGAAACTAACCCTGGACCATTGGCCAAACGACCGGCAGCAGTGGTGGAGCGGCACACGGCAAGGCTCTGTTGATGAGCTTATGCAATCTGGCAGGGCGTCACAAGTAATCATCCCGCGCTACCCTTTGCAAAGCGTTGATGAAATAAACGCTGACGGCGTAGCGGTTACTGTCGCAGATGTATTTATAGTCGACACACAGCAGAAGCCCGGACGATTGATTGTTAAGCGCGGTTATACGTGGCCAGTAGTGCTAGGCAGAGCCAACGGTATCGACATTGAATACACCGCAGGATATGGGTCAGCAGCGTCAGACGTTCCGGCAGCACTCCGGCTTGCGATTATACAGATGGCCTCATACATGTTTGAACACAGAGGCGATTGCGACACCGCGAGCGCCATACAGAAGTCAGGTGCTCAATCGCTGGTCAACTCTTACAAGATGATTAGTTTGTGAAATGCTGCAACGTGAAAGCCGGAATGTTGCGCGAGCCTGTAGAGTTTCAGCGCCAAGTTAAAACCGACATTGGCGGCGGCGCGACTACTATTACATACGTTAAGCGGGTCGACTTGCGCGGCCACTTTAAACCAATGTCAGGTAGCGAGCGCATGTATGTCGAACGTATTGACGCGACCACGCGAAACCGGCTGATAATTCGACACCGCACAGACTTGCTAGAGTCGGACCGGGTAATAGTCAGGGGTCGGGCGTATCAGATCCGCTTTATAAACAACATGGAATTTAGAAACAAGTTTTTAGAGATTGACCTTGATGGGGGTGTTGCAATGTGAGTGGCAGCGTTGAGGGCTTAAACGAAACACTAAAAGCATTCACTAGACTGGGCGCGGCTGGAAAGAAAGAGGGAGCCAGGGCGGTTGCAGCAACGGCGCAGAAGGTGCGCACTGATGCAATAAAATCAGTACAGCGCGGCACTAAGTCAGGTCTAGTTTATACACGCGGGCCGGGTCAGAACTTGTCACCTACGCATCAGTCATCAGCGCCAGGGCAAGCACCGGCAACCGATACCGGGAACCTTGTCAGCAGCATTAAGGCAGAGTCAAGTGATCTAAACGGGCGAGTTTACAGCGACATCAAATACGCATTCTGGCTGGAGTTTGGAACCCTGAAGATGAGACCCCGGCCATACTTAAACCCGGCGCTTATGAGCAATCAGCAGTATTTTGTCAACCAGCTACAGCAAGCAATAGACAGAGCCACTAGGGAGTTCAACCGATCATGAGCGCCTATCAACTACAGATCAGCGTATATGCTGCACTTGATGCTGACACGGCCCTGTCTGCGCTTATTGTTGGCATATACGACAACCCCACACAGGCAGGCGACCCCGAAGATGATAGCGCTTTTCCGTATGTCACTATCAGCGACGGCAGCAGTACGCCTTGGGACACCGACACCGACACCGGAGAGGAGTCTATTGCACAGGTGCACGTATGGAGCCGGGCAAGCCACTCGCTAGAAGTAAAGCAGATTCAGGCGGCTATATACGAAGTCTTGCATCGTGGTACAATTTCAATATCAGGATCAGTATTTATCGGGTCTGATTATATAACTCAGACAGTGCAACGTGACCCCGACGGCATAACTCGCCACGGCGTTCAAGAGTTCAGAATCATTTACGAGGAAGCATAATCATGGCAAGTCAATACGGTCGGAAGGTTATTTTACTGTGGGACACATCGCCCATTCTTGGCGTGCGTGAAAAGTCACTCACTATCAACGGTGAAGCTGTGAACGTCACATCTGATGAAGATGACGGCATTCAAATCTTGCTTGCCGAAGACGCAGAAAGAAGCGTAACAATTGAGCTCTCAGGCGTTACCAAGGATGCAATTTTGCGGGCTGCAAAGCTGGCTGGCGGCTCTGCCCTGCGTAAAGCCATTACTTTGACATACACCGACGGCGCAGAGATTGCCGGTAATTTTCAGCTCGGCGCATACAGCGAAGGCCAGCCATACAATGAGGCCATTACCTTTACCGCCACGCTTATGAGCACTGGCGCAGTTACATATACACCGGCATAAGGTAGTTAAACGATGAGTCAACTTGAGCCAGTCACGTTGTCGTTTGACGGCAAAGAATACAAGGTCGACAAAGAGGATGGAATCTGGGGGCTGATTGAAGCCATTGAAAACGTGATCACGTTCTTTGAGCTGGCCCCGGCTTTTTCCACAGGCAAGTACCCATCCGCTAGAATATTTCGAGCCTATGCAGTAGCGCTGAATTATGCCGGTGCAAAAGTAACGCCTGATCAGTTACGCAAGGCTTCTGATTATAGGAAGATGGGCACCATTGCGGGTTCACTTGCAGCAATTCTGGACATGGGCCAGCCTGGCGCTGATGTCGATCTTGGAAGCGCAAAAGGTTCTGACAAGGATGTAGCGAAGGCCCAAAAAAAAGTGGCCAAAAGCTAGTTCGACATTGGTTTCAGATATGGGTCATGTGGGGTTACAACCCTGTTGATTTTTGGAAGACGCATCCAACAGAGTTTTTTTGGGTAGCAGAAACTAAAATTGAAATGAACACGCCAGCCAAGCAATACGCCGGGGGCATGAGTGCATCAGAGG